CAGATGGTTTAAGTTTATTTATTCCCTCTGTTGCCTCTTTTACTCCACCTTTAAACTTATCCTGAACAGTTTTACTTCCCGCAACACCATAAGCAACACTACCACCTAATCTATCAATTGCCCCATTTAATGTTACTAATTGCGATAATTGTTGTTTAGCAATATCTTCCATAGTTGCTCCCTGAAGCATTTCTTCCTCTTTTAATGCTTCTATATCACCAGGAGTTAGTTTATCAACATCTTTTACATCATATTTACCCGTCCAAGTTTCTTTACCCTCCTTATCGGTAACCATTTGACGAACTTTAATCTCCGCAACACCCGACTTATTTATCTGTGCCATAGTCGCAATTAATTCCTTATCCTCATCTTTTACTCCAGTAGCAAATTTGATTGATTTTAATTTCATATCAAAATTTGCGGCATTAAGAGTCATTTTTTGGAATTCCCCACCTGTCATACCAAGTTCCTTACCAATTTCCTGCATTCTTCTCTTAGCCCCTGGTAATATTTCAAATGAGTTGGTTTGTTTGTTAAAAACAGTAAATTCTTTACCAAGATTAACAATTTGATTTTGTAATTCTTCAGGGTCATTTTGAGCCAAATCCATTAATCTCAATGGATCTAACATTTCACTTGATGTAACACCTAATCTTTGGAGTCCGGCCGCCATCTCAATAGCACCTTCAGGATTAAATACCTTCTCAGTAACAGTGAATATTTTTTCCATATCAATACCTAACCTTGATGCCTGTGCCGCCATTTTTGCCAAACCTTTAACACCACCTTCAAAATTGTAGATATTCATTTTGTCAAGATTCTTAACAACACCAGCCGAAACTGACTTAACAGTTACCCCCGCTTGGTTTGCAACCTCAACAACTTCTTTCATTCTATCACCAACCATTGATAATGGAATACCAACATCCATGAAACTTTTACCCATTAATTCACCAGCCTGACCCGTAACCATTGCCGTTGCTGCCAATTCAACAAGTTGCTTATCAGTCAATCTTAAATTAACATTAAATGCCTCAATTAATTTTTGTTGATCTTCAACAACTTTACCAGATTTTAAACCTAATTCTAAATATTGTGGAATTGCCCTAGCAAGTGTTTGTGTTAATTCCGCACCTCTACCACTACCAACACCAAGAGCATTTATTAAAACTGCCGATTTTGAATCTAAATCCGCAATGGCTTTGGGTATTGCTTTTAAAGCACCCTCCATAACAGTTCCAATTTGATTAAGTACATTTGTGGGTTTTTGCCATAATGTACTTAGTTGTGAAACAACATCAAATCCTAGGTAATCATTTCCTGAATCAACACTGGGAGCCTTTTCATCTGCCATCATAAATAATCAATATTTTACAATAAATAGTTTTCTTATTGTTTTTTATGTTCCTCAACAATTTTATCAATAAGATATCTACGAATATATGTTGGCATTTTCATAAATTCGGTATAAGAAGTTCTCAAAATTTTTGCTAATAGATAATATTCATCTAATATATGTGCGGTGTGATTAGAAGAAAGGCCGAAAAAACTCCACCCCAAAAGCGATACTTACGTTCACTCTTTCTCCTGATGGGGCGATAACTTCTTTATTTAAATCTAATCTAGATTCATTATTGGACATAAATTTTTTAATATGTTTTGAATCCATAATTGGCATTGTTTCAATAAATTTTGAGATATCACCTCTATCACTATTACCATCAATATCAACAATCATTTTACTTAATTTTAATGTGTGCGTTGGTGGTATAATCCCTGAAGGATACGACTCAAGAATGTGATCAATCTCAATATTTTCTCTCATAGTTAAAAACTTCAAAGTAACACTTGACTTACTTCTAGGTAAAGTAGTTTTTAAATAACCCTCATCGTTAGGTTGTTCTTCAGTTTTTTGAATATTTAATTCGTCAAGAAGAATTGTTGCCTCAAATTCTTTTCCCGTTCCAGGATCTTTAAGTGTCACAACATACTCAGGACCAAATGAAGTATTTCTTAGATATAATAACAACGCCTCAACATCACCATCTAACAAATCTTCGGGCCTAAGATCAGATTCATATATTTTACCTCTTAATAATGGTAAAACTATTGATTCCTTAATTGTTTTGTTGGAATTTATATTTGATAAAATGTTTTCATCAGATGCCGTTAAGTATCCAACTTTTACACTTTTCTTTTTAGATTTATAAAATACTCCTCTTGAAGGAAGTTGTACCACATCGTGTGGTAAATTAAAATCCATTTGTCCATATTGTGACGCATCATTTTCCATATAATTCTTTTTATTAAAAAATAATTCACATTAGACCATAGTAAATAAAAAACCCACAAGACTATTGTAAATCTTGCAGGTTTTTATTATTTTTAAGTATAAATTTCAATACACGAGGATGCAACGATCCATTCGTAAAGTTGCACTAATATCAGCCAATGCGTCAGTACTATAACCTAATGAACCAAAATTCACATCTGTTAAGAATGTACCCTCTAATATCCATTTCTCAACAACAACACCTGTTGGATCTAACATCTCAATGTCAACATTTTTCTTGTATCCTGCGGCATATCCCATACGTCCCGTAACAGATTCAGCACATAAACGAACCCATTCCATTAATGCTTGAGAAGCAGATGGTCCAATTGGATCACGGAATTTAACAGTAATTGGATCCCAGTTAAATCTACCAGCAACAAATGTTGAAGTATTTAGGAATTGAATTTCTGTTGAACCGATTTTAATTGATGGTCTTGCAGCACTTTCAACAAACCACTCGTTTATCCCCAACGATGATGGGAATCTTACTATAAATCGGTTCTGTCTTTTCGGTTCGTAAGGAACTGGCATTTTCATTAATAAATCAGCCATAATTTTTTTATTTTAATTTTTAGTTTATTGTTTTTATTATAAATATACCGGAGTAATAATTTTTCTATTTACTTTGACTTAATTTTTAATATTGTTCTATTAATTAGTTGCTCTATCATAGTTTTTTCATCATCTTTAGTATGATAAGTTCTTAATATATTATCTGGTTCTTTTTCAAAATGTTTTTTCATAACATCAACATTTCTTATATCATCATCTGAAAATCCTACCATAGGTGAAACTGGAACAAATTTATTACTCACATCATTTACAAATTGATATTCTTTTTTCTGTAATCTAAGTGATAATCTTTTCACATAACTTATAAATTCTTCCATTGCACGAACTTTACCTTCTTCAGGGTTGGTTGCAGATCCTTCACCAAAACTTACCGGATAAAATTTACATCTATCTAAATAATCTTTAATTAAGGTATTTTCATCAGACATTGGTTTAAGTCCCATTTTTTGTCTATAAATATTTAAACTATCAACTAGTTGTTCTTTATCTAAACCACCACGACCCATCATTATTAATTTATACACACCTTTTTTAAGGGTATTTGGGTTGTGACCTCTAGCGGTAATAATTGAGAATACTGATCCGTTGTTAATCGCCTCAACAAAATCCATCCAAGGACCTCTTACTAATGGTGCGTTTTCTATATCACGTAAGAATTTTTGATCACCCGCAGTTCTAAAATATCTGAACGGATCATTACCAAAACCAATAATAGTCTCACCATTATAATTAAATGGTTTTTCACCAATCTCGGTTCTATATTCCGCAAAGTCTTCAGTTGACATACCAACTTCATTACCTTCTTCATTCTTTAGAACAATTTGTGTTGGCATTTTCATTAGATTATCGTCCCAATCAAAAGCATAATACTTTAAACCATATTGTTTTTCTTCTATTTCATTTACCATTTCGGTAATGATTTGTCTGGTTAAGATTTTATAATTCATATTAATAAATATCATATAAATAAAAAAAGGGAGAACTTGTCTCCCTTTTTTGTTAATTATAAAATAAGTTCATATTTTAATGACCCACAATCCCATATTCTATCATAACCTTTTAATTTCATAATATCCCATTCAGTCAATTCTTTATCGTACCCCTCTCTTACTAATACATCTTTTCTAAATGAGAATCTATGTTGTCTATTAATATATTTATCCGTTTTAATATACCAATAATTGGGTGGTGTTTGTCTTACATATGTAAAATTATTTTTGTGGTAAACTGTTTTTAATGAGTTAACCCCTGACCAACGAATATCGGCAAAAGTTTCTATTTTGATTGGGGAATGTAACTTTATAAAATGTTTTAAAATTTTTGAAAATCCCCCCACCACATTTATGAATTTTTTATTACAAAATCTAACCAACTCGTATTCCCCATCATTTTTAATTTTATTTCCTAACGATTTTCTTTTTTTACCAAACGTCATTACCGACACTAAATTATTTTCATAAAAAAGTCCATATCTAATTTTATCAATTGTATTACCTTGTAAATGATTTTCATTTAAAAAAAAAGTTGATTCTTTTTTAGTGATTTCTTTAATAACACACTTTCTACCGTAAATTGTGTTATTTAAATTTAATTTACTTGATAATTTTGAAATCACAATATCCGTTTTTAACAATATCTCATCTTCATAAAAATGTATTAATGTTGTGTTTTTATTATTTGATAAAGTTGTTTTATTAATGTGGTAAAATTTTGTTTTATCCCCACCTAACTCTGAATGAAAGTAATTACCATTAATTTCAATACCTAAATTAAATTCAGGTAAAAAAATATCAATTTCTTTCCCTTCTAATATTGTCCTATCACCATCTATGTGTTTAATGTTTTTTTTATTTAAAAAATCTTTAATGATTTGTTCTAAATTTGAATTTTTAATTATTGGATAACATTTACGGCATATGGGGATTTTACCCGAACCCATTACGGTACTACTAAAGATATTATCACAAATCTTACATTTAAAATTGTACACATATGAAGTACTACCACATTTATTTGTCACATAATCATCTAATAGTTCAATTTTTTTATCTTCTAATTTTGGTATTAAATTAATTAAATGTTTTTTCCGTATTGTGTCTTGAAGTTTTGAAACAAATTTTGGTACAAGCATTGGGTGATAAACACCATATTTTTCAAAAAACCTTGGAGATTTATTTTTTTTAAAATCATCTAATTTGAATATTGAGTCAACACCATATTTTTCCAATAGTTTCTTTTTTGATTTATCTATTCTATTGTTTTTATTAGATTCAATTAATTGCCAATTTTCTCTACACTCATTGGAACATAGTTTACGTTCATATTTTATTCTTTCAGTAAAATTAATTCCACATTGAACGCACTCTCTTTCTTCTCTAACATTAGGATCCTTTGTTTTACCGAGTAATTTATTTTCTCTTGCATAATTAAAATAACAAGTTCTATCACAAAATTGTTTATCTCTGTGTTTATAATCCGTTGTGAATAATTGATTACAATGGGTACATTTAAGTTCTATTTTCATTGGTAAAATATTTATATATGTTATTAATACGTATCTACATTATAAATATAACGAATTATTATAAAAAACAAAATCCCCCTAATGTTAGGGGGATTTTGTTTATGTTGTTAGTGAGTTTATATATTCTCAAACGATGCACCTGTTGGTGTAATATAGAACGTTATATCAATAAATTCTAACGAACGAGTTGGTTTGATATAGATCTTACCCGTCATTTGATTTCTGTCTAAGTCCGCAGTATCACTTGAAACTGTTACTCGGAAATCATATAAACCTCGGTCTCTTCTGATAGAGTCTAAAATTGGATTAACCGC